TACAAAAAGAAACCGCAATGGACAGACTAGCTCGGGATTATATTCTTTGTTCATACCTATGGAATGGAATTACGAAGGATACATTGATTCTTATGGGATACCTGTCTTCGATACCCCAACCACTGAAGTCACAGGTCCACAAGGAGGATTTATTGACATCGGAGTTGTTGAATATTGGGAGAATGAAGTTGAAGGTTTAAAAAACGATCAAGACGGTTTAAACGAGTTTTATAGACAATTTCCAAGAACAACTAAGCATGCTTTTAGAGATGAATCAAAATCATCTTTATTTAATCTAACTAAAATATATCAACAAATAGATTTTAACGAAGATTCTAATAATAAAGCTAGTATAAGTAAAGGAAATTTTTTATGGGAAAATGGTATTAAAGATTCCAGAGTTATATTTGCTCCCAATACTCAAGGGAGATTTTTAATAACTTGGATACCAGAATCTTATATGCAAAATAGATATATAGAAAAAAATGGAGTTAAATATCCTGGTAATGAGCATATGGGTGCTTTTGGATGTGATCCATACGATATATCAGGAACAGTAGATAAAAGAGGATCTAATGGATCTCTACATGGTTTAACTAAGTTTAGCATGGAAAATGCTCCTCCTGATCATTTTTTCTTAGAATATATTGCTAGACCTCAAACAGCTGAGATATTTTTTGAAGATGTTTTAATGGCGTGTGTGTTTTATGGAATGCCAATACTCGCGGAAAATAATAAACCTAGACTTTTATATCATTTTAAAAGAAGAGGATATAGAGGTTTTGCGATGAATAGACCAGATAAATTTTGGGTTAAATTATCAGTAACAGAAAAAGAAATAGGTGGAATACCTAACTCAAGTGAAGATATTAAGCAAGCACATGCTGCTGCAATTGAATCATATATAGAAACAAAAGTAGGTTTCAATGGAGATGGATACGGAGATGTATATTTTCAACGTACTCTAGAAGATTGGGCTTCTTTTGATATAAACAACAGAACAACACATGATGCTTCTATCAGTTCTGGATTAGCTTTAATGGCGTGTAACAAAAATAGATACGCTCCAGTTAGCAGAAGAAAACGTGAAGCAGTTGATTTAGGAATTAAAAAATATGACAATAAAGGAATAGTGTCAAAAATAATTAAGTAAATGAATACATACGCAAATCCAAATAGTGCCTTTCCGAGCCAAGTAGTGCCAGATGTTGAAAAAGCTTCTATGGAATATGGAAGACGTGTTGCACAAGCTATAGAAAGTGAATGGTGGAGACAAGGTGGTAATGGAACTAGATTTGCTACGTCTTATAATAGATTTCACACGTTAAGATTATATGCTAGAGGTGAACAACCAGTTCAAAAATATAAAGATGAACTTGCTATTAATGGTGATATGTCTTATCTTAATTTAGATTGGAAACCTGTTCCAGTTGTTTCAAAGTTTGTAGATATAGTAGCGAATGGAATGAATAATAAACTTTATGAAATAAAAGCTTTTGCACAAGATCCAATTTCATTAAAGAAAAGAACCGATTATGCTACTGCTATTATGCAGGATATGTTAGCTAAGCAAGAATTAATGCATTTAGATCAAACTTTAGGTTTAAATAAATTTCAAACAGATCCAGAAAAATTACCTGAAAGTGAAGAAGAATTAGAAGTTCATATGCAATTAAGTTATAAACAAGCTATTGAAATTGCTAATGAAGAGGTAATTAATAATACTTTAGATAAAAATAGGTTTGATAATATTAGAAAAAGATTTAATTACGATTTAGTAACTTTAGGTGTTGGAGCTGTAAAAACACAATGGAATCCTACAAATGGAGTTACATTAGACTATGTAGACCCTGCTAATTTAATATACTCTTATTCAGAAGATCCACATTTTGAAGATATATATTATGTAGGTGAAGTTAAGTCTTTAACTATTCCAGAAATAGCTAAACAATTTCCTTATTTAACTGAAGATCAGTTAGAAAAAATACAACAAACTAAAGGTTATAATAACCAACAACTGTATGGATGGCAAACTTATGATCAAAACACTGTTCAAGTTATGTTTTTTGAATATAAAACATATAATACACAAGTATTTAAAATAAAAGAAACAGATACAGGGTTAGAAAAAGCTTTAGAAAAACCAGATACTTTTGATCCACCAAAAAATGATAACTTTAAAAAAGTTTCTAGAAAAATAGAAGTGCTTTATACGGGAGTGAAAGTGTTAGGCAATAATGAATTAATAGAATGGAAGTTATCTGAGAACATGACAAGACCTTTTGCCGATACTACTAAGGTTGAAATGAGCTATACTTTATGTGCTCCTCGAATGTATAAAGGACGTATTGATTCTATAGTAAGTAGAATAACTGGGTTTGCAGATATGATTCAAATAACTCATTTAAAATTACAACAAGTAATTGCTAGAATGGTTCCAGATGGAGTATTCTTAGACATGGATGGTCTTGCTGAAGTTGATCTTGGTAATGGTACTAATTATAATCCAGCTGAAGCATTAAATATGTATTTCCAAACTGGTTCGATAGTTGGTAGATCATTAACTCAAGAAGGAGACATGAATCCTGGTAAAGTTCCTATTCAAGAATTACAAACATCTTCTGGTGGTCAAAAAATCGCCAGTCTAATCCAAACATATCAATATTATTTACAAATGATAAGAGATGTGACCGGATTAAATGAAGCAAGAGATGGGAGTATGCCTGAACAAGATACTTTAGTTGGTCTACAAAAAATGGCAGTTAATGCTTCTAATACAGCAACTAGACACTTAATGCAAGGAAGTTTATGGTTAACATTAAGAACATGTGAAAATATCTCATTAAAAGTCGCGGATTCTTTAAAGTTTCCTTTAACATTAAATTCTTTAAAAAATTCTATATCTACTTATAATACAGCAACATTGTCTGAAATACAAAATTTAAATCTTCATGATTTTGGTATATTCTTAGAACTAGAACCAGACGAAGAAGATAAAGCTATTTTAGAAAATAATATACAAATGGCTTTACAACAACAAAGTATTGATCTAGAAGATGCTATTGATATAAGAAGGATAAAGAATATTAAACTTGCTAATGATGTATTAAAGCAAAAACGTAAAAAGAAAGCTAAACAAGAGCAACAAAACCAAATGCAAATAGCTCAAGCTCAAGAACAAGCTAAAGTTGCAGCAGATCAAGCTAAAGCTGAAGCAGAAATGCAAAAACAACAAGCTCTTAAAGCTGCAGAGGTTGAATTTGAAAAAGCTAAATCTGCTTTTGATATACAAAAATTACAAGCTGAATCTCAAATAAAGCAACAAGAAATGCAAATTCAACATCAATACGATATGGAGTTGAAACGTATGGAGGTAGAAGCTATGCAAGAAAAAGAAAATAGAATAGAAGATCGTAAAGATAAAAGAACTCAAATGGAAGGCACACAACAAAGTGAAATGATTGATCAAAGAAACAATGATTTAATGCCTATAGATTTTGAAAAGAGAAACTCGGGGGTACAACCGAGTATTTAATTAATTTTATAATATTATATTATGTCAGAAAAACAAACAACTAAACCTGAGGTGACTCAAGAAGTCAAATCAGAAGGTGGAGATATGAAAGTCAAATCTAAACCTAAACAATTTAAAACAACAGAAGACAAACCTTTTAAAGTTGATCTATCTAAAGTAGACACTTCATTAGAAGCTAATGCTAAAGTAGAAGAACCCATAAAGGTTGATTTAACTAAAACAGAAGACGATGCCATTCAAATCGGTGAAACAAAGGAATTACCTGTGGGCGAACCATCCGGAGATAGCAAAGGAGTGGACACAGAAACACGGGTCAGCGATACAAAGGAAGATGTGCAAGTACAAAAATCCGAATCGCCTATTGTCGAAGTTAAAGAAGAAGAAGAAGTAGAAACATCTACAGAACCACAAAATCTAGAAATAGATGAGGTTTCAGGTAAAGAATTACCAGAAAATATTGAAAAACTGGTTAATTTTATGGAAGAAACTGGTGGTACAGTAGAAGACTATGTAAGATTAAACCATGATTATTCTAATCCC